TTACACCTCTAAATATAATGTGGGCAGGTTAAAAGCCTGCCCCACAATCTGGTCCCCCTCCACGTAGACCATGCCACCCACCTGGGCATCGCCTTGGCAGGTGCGCACCCCACCCCCTACCAGATCCACGCAAACGCGCGAGCCGCTGACGCTGATCACCTCGCCTACCTGGCGCGGCGTGGTCGGCAGCAACGCCAGCAGGCGGCGATATGGATTGGCCATGCTATCCCCCTCCTTTGCTTGAACTGATACCACACGACGCCATCACAGATGGAATCTTTGCAGCTCGATAGACTGGCGCACGCTCAGGGCACGCCCCTGCAGGCTGGCGCTGACGCTCACGCCACGCGAGACACCACGCCAGCCATCGCACTCGATCATCATGCCAGGCAGCAGCAGGCCGCCCAGAGAAGCCGCCAGGGGCATCTGCAGGCTCTCGGTGCTCTGGCGTAGGGTAGCGGCCAGCTCAGCGATCCCACGCGACTGGGCCGGTGCCTGATCGGTGATCAGGGCATCCACCACGGTGGGTGCCAGCTGATCGCCTGCGGTGCCCTGCCGGATGATCTGGGCCTGGATGCCGCCGGTGTCGCCATGCAACCAAACGGCATTGCGGGCATCACCTGGCTGCTGATCGCTGCCCAGCTGGGTGATGATGTCGCGCGGCACCGCCAGATCGACCTCGGCCTCAGACCAGCGCCAGGGCGCTGCCTCGAAGCGGGGCGCGACGATGATGGTCTGATCCTGCTGGTGGGCCTGCACATAGCCGCCGGCCGCCTGGGCAATGCGCGAGATGGCGTCGATAGGCGCGAGGCTGTCATAACTCCACGCGCCGGCGGGCACCACCCAGTCAGTCATGCGCCAATCCAGTGACCAGCCCTCTGGCAGCTCAGCACGGGCGAGCTGCGAGGCAGTGGCCTGGCTGTCCTCGGTGTAGCTGCGCGCGGTGGCGTAGGGCGCCCCCAGGTACGCCGCGAGCGAGCGGCCGCTGATGGTCACGCTATGGCTCTGCCAGCTCTCAGAGCGTCGCCAGCCATCCACCAGGCACCGCCACTGCTCGCCATTGATCTCGGCCATCACCTCCACCGGCTGACCATCGGTGACGGTCACCAGCGCTTGAGCATCACGCCCTGCCAGGCCAGCAGAGAATGACCATGCCCAGCTGTCAGCGTCGATGCTGAGCGACATCTGGGTGGCCGGCAGCTCCAGGCCATCGGAGAGGCGCACCAGGCGCGCGGAGTTTTGCACGATATAGAGCCTTTTGACGGGAATGGTCGGGGTGGGTATCTCACACGTCAGACCGAACTGCAGCACCCACGGGGCGCTCGGCATGGCGTGGCAGAATTGCAGGGTGGTGGTGCCCTCCACCGGCTCGAGCACCGGCGGCTCAGGCGGATCTGGCGGCAAGTCGATGCCAGGCGGTGGCCGGCGGGCCTGCTCCCAGGGCACGCGCCAATCGTCGCCGGTGGTGCGCCCCTGCTGATAGGGCACATCCATCGTCACCGGCTCGAGGGTGCGGGCCTCCTCATAGCGCGAGCACCGGCGGGCGTCATTGCGCGGCGGGTGCTGATAGCCACTCGAGCGAGCAGCAGCGATGCCCTGCCCCTGCTCCCATACCGGCCGAGATGCGCGGCGGACACGCGGCAGCTGCAGCCACCGGCTGCCACTGAGGGTGCCCAGGATGCGCTCGGCCTGCTCCCACCGCGAGCCACTGATGGCATCGGTGCGGGGCCGTGCCGACCACTGGCCACCCTGACTGGCCGCAAGCGTTGCGCCCTGCTCGAAAGCTGACGCGGTGGTGCCATAGGGGCGAGCCGGCGGCTCCCAGCGGATGCTGCCCTGGGCCTCGAGCGGGACTACGTTCTCGAAACGGACACCGGCACTATCTGATGGCCCACGAAAGACATTGATCTCGCGGGTCAGTGCGACATCGACCACCGCCGGCGCACCCAGCGTGGCCACCAGCGAAAGGCTGACACCATGCTCGACGCGGATCTCTGCCGACACCGGCGGCGTGGTCACCTCCAGACTGAGCGACTGGATCAGCTCGAGCTGCGCCCGCACGGTGGCCACTGGCATCACCAGGCTGGCCGCGATCTCGATGGCACCGCCCTGGGCGAGTCGAGCATCGACTGATGGCGGCATCAGCTGAGCATCGAGCACCAGCTCGCGCGGCAGCTCCACCGCCTCAGTGGCACCACCAAAGCCAAGCACGACATTGCCACCCGCCGGCGGCGTATAGTCACCGGCGAACAGCAGCAGCAAACCAGGATCTCCCCCCAGGCGCAGCTCGAGCGCTCGCGCATTCCAGGGTGCAAGACCCTGGACAAACTGCAGCCTGATCTCTCTCACGGTGCCCCCTAGCCCTCAGCGAATACCATGCGGCTGATCCGCGTCAGTATCCCGCGATAAATCGTTGTCGAGCTGATGGTCACATCAGCGCCAGATCCCTCGATGCCGACATCCAGATCCATCACCCAGGCACCCGCGCCATCGACCAGGCGCGACCAGGTGGCCTCGCCATCGGCATCGGCCATCACCTCCTCGAAGCTCGCCCCCGTCAGGACGCCACCAGAGAGATCGGCGGCGAATGGCTGGGGCACCTCCAGCGTGACCAGTGCCACCTGATCGGTGACGGCAGCACCAGGTGATGGGCGGGTGCCGGAGTACACAACGAATGACGCCGGCGAATCGCCGGCATCTATCGCACCGGCGATGGCCGCCAGGCGCGCATCTTTTACGCTTGTCGAGAAGCTGATCACGGGGCGTCCTCCACCTCAGAATGCACATTGTCTGACACGACAGCGTTTTGCTGCAGGGTGTGATCGAAGGCCATCACGTAGAACGCGATGCGCGGATCGAGGTCCGTAAAGCGGTATTTGCCATCGGCATCGCTCCACGTCTCGCGCACGATGCGGCCAGTGGCGCGCTCATGCACCCGCACCCGCCGGCTGACGGGCTGGGCCTGGATGTCCAGCACGGTGCCGGCAATGACGCCCATGCGCGCCGGATCTGAGACGCCGCCAGTGGCCGTGCCATTAGCACCACTGCCGTCAAGCTGATCAAATCTTACTAAAGGGAGTCCAGTATCTGTCACGACGAGAATGCTAGATTGACCATTATTTTTTATTGCACTTGGATTAACTACTCGGACAGAGTTTTGATTGGCATTGTAAAGCCCATTCACACCAGATTTATTGACTACAATAATTTCATCAGCCATAAATCACTCCCAATCAGCGAGACTTATAGCAACAAGGCCGCTCATATAATTCTTTTCATCTGCAGCTGTCATAATCATGAGGACTGGATCGCCATCTAGGCCAGGTATATGATCAATAATCGACCCATGATAAACATCGCTAGCATTGAGAGATTGATACAAGCCAGGCAGATACCCTCGAGCAGCTTGCTCCTTAATATAGCTTGTCTGCGCGAACCCTCCTTTCCCCTCTCTTACAATGATTTTTCCCAGCGAGATATGCAGACCATTATCTGACGGGTTTGGGTAATCGAAGGTTGTGCCTGGTGACTGGCCAACACCGACTAAAGAGCATGCCTCCACACCAGGGAGCTGATGGTTCGCTCGAGAGATTGTAAAAAAGTTAGTATAACCAAACTTCCAGCTATATGGATATATGGAACGACTGGAGCTATTCCAATTATCTCTGCCATAAATACCATTGACAATACAATTATAACTATCTGCGGGTCTAAATGATGGAATATCACCAGCAAACATAAGCCCATACCCGCCATCATAACCATAGCGATTTACATAATAAATAAACTTGGAGTTTGCTACGATCTTCCAATCTGGGTCGAAGCGGAGAGACGTTAGGTAGTAGTCTGAGAATGGCCAAAACTGTACGTTCTCACTCCCAAATGTATCTAAATCGGTAAAGTCTTCCACCCAGGCAACTTGTGCGACTCGAGAGGCACTGGTGGTATCAGGATAATTGGTGTGGGTGTCATTGCGCACGATCAAAGTCAGGTCTGTCGCCGTCACATCAGTGCGTCGAAAAGCCGCCCGATGGGTATCGGCATCCTCGGCCACCACCTCCCAGCCTCCCACGGGTGGCGTCTTGATCTCGATCAGCTCGCCGGTCGCCTCAGCAGCAGCGGGCGCGGCATCAAGCGCGAAGCGCACCCAATCGCTACCGATGGCAGTCACGCGATGCTCGCCATTGTAGCCTGCCTGGTCTGCCCCGCTGATGGCGATCACCTGCCATTTGAGGTAGCCGTGACCACTGCCCACGCTCGCGGTGGCTTGTTGAGTGGCGCTGTCATACGTCAGCGAGGTGATGGGTTTGGTGTTGAAGCCGGTCACAAGGCAGGCTTTCAGCAGCTCGACAAGCGCTCCATATTCATCACCATTGGCAGGGCTGCCGCCCATGTCATTGCTGAACCACTTCACGGGAAAATCGGCCATCTTGAACGTCTCCAGAAACAAGGCCGCCCAGCGAGTGGCTGGGCGGTTGAGGAATAGGAATAGGGGTAGAGGGTTGCGCCTGCCGTCTACGGTCAGGCGTTGGCGTTGCCACGGATCTGCAGCCTAAAGCTATCTTGCTGCCCGCTGGCTGGCCCTTGCAGGATCACGCGCGCCAGCCACATCGGGAAGGATGCGCCGATGGTCGAGAAGCGAATCACGTTACCATTCACCCAGCCGGCCCCGAAGCCGCCCGCCTTGAGCGTCCAATAGGGTACGCCCTGATTCGGGTTGGTAGGCGACGTGTCCTCATTGATATTGCCCACGCCGATCTCGCCCACGGTGCGGCCGATGATGCGGAACGTGCTTGAGCCGGTGAAGATCAGCGCCCAATCCTCAGTGATGGCCCCGCGATTGGTGATGATCGGCGGGTAGGTGCTCAGGTTGTACTCGGCCAGGGTGCCATCTGCGCCATCGTTGTCGTCTTTGCTCCAGTCTCGATCCCAGCTCGATAGATCGAAGAAGTCAGCCACGCGCGCTTGCAGATCACCGGCCACCATCGCGGCGCTGACCAGCGTATCGCCGGCGGGGTAGTCGTGGCTCAGATTGCCCTTGAGCGTCAGCGCCCCCGATAGATCCACGTCACCCACCAGCAGCATGTCCTCGACACGGTGCAGGGCGTACCAGGGTTCGGGGTGGGTGGCCGTGTCAGGTGCAGCGAGCTGCACGGTGCCGGCGTCGAGGTCTGCACTGTACTGGGTGGCCGGCACCTCCTCGCCGGTGGCGTCCTCCACCACCAGACTGGCCAGCCGCGAGCGGCCGACATCCAGCGTGGTGCCGCCACCGATCCCCAGCGGGAACGGGGCGCGACCAGTGTGATGCACCACCACCACGCCGCCGGCGCGATAGATAGGCACGCGGCCATCGCTGGGCAGGCGCACGGGGTCGATGCCGATCAGCTCAGCCTCGAGCGGCAGCGTGGTCAGAATGACGGCATTGAAACGGGCGGTGCTCGGGATCACCTGGGTGGGCCGCCAGATCATGCCGGCGTCATCCACGGCGGTGGCGTCGTACCAGGATTCGGCGCGCTCGGCAGCGCTCAGGCTGTCATTCCTGACCAGCGCGCCGAAGGTGACGCGCACCACTCCCGTCTCGAAGCTCACGCTGCCTGACATCTCGTCACCCTCGATCTCGCCAGAGAGTGCCGCCTGGCCGGTAATCGAGCGGCCGTCGAGCGTCGTGGCCTGGATCAGCAGACCACCCACCTGCAGCGGCGAGCCTGGCGTGCGGAAAAACGCCTCATCGAGCGTCCAGGTGCCGAAGGTGCTCACCAGCGTTTTGACGGTGATGGTGGCGCTGGTGCCGCTCGGCCAGTCAGTGATGCGGGCATCGCCGGTGCCATAGTCGATGGTCCCCGCGAGAACGCCGGCCCCGTTGCTGGTCACGCTGCGATAGAGACTGCCCTGGCGGTCGATGAACGTATCGCCTCGGAAGATGAACGACAGCGTGCCAGGCACGACGCTATCTTGCAGCAGGGGCATCAGCTCGACATCGAGCGGGGCGAGATCCTGGGTGATGGTGTGGGTGGTCGGGGCGGCGCTGTCCAGCTGGCTGGTCAGCCAGACGCTCGAACCATTCTCGAAAACGTCGCGCTTTTCTTTGCTGCCCCACTCGCGGTGCGTGGCGTCGCCATCATCCCACTCGCTGACCTCGCGGATCTTCTCGACCTCGAAGGTCACCGCGCCGGTGGCATAGTCGATGCTGCCCTCCCATCCACCATTGAAGCCGCCACGGCCATCATCGGTGATGGTGTAGGTGACATCTGCCTCGCCGCCATTCTGCTCGACAGTCTCCCAGGTGCCGGTGCGCGGACTGCTGCGCGACTCGCTCTCGCTGCTCGACCAGGTGCGCACCACCGACCAGGTGATGGCGACGCTACCAGGACGCACCGGCGCATCGCTGATGCTGAGGCTGACCAGGCCGGCCCCGTTGGCAGACGGCAGAAATTGCTCGGTTTTCGGTGCCCCGTAGTCATATTCGATCTCGACCTGGGTGCTGGCATCTGGGAAGGCATCGCCATTGAACTCGACATACGCCTCGCCAGGCTGGGGCGCGCCACTGCCGTCGGCATAGCCATAGACCACGCGGCCGGTGGCTGCGCCGCTGAGGCTGCCCAGGCCATCATCGGTGGCCGTCTTCTCGCTGCCGCCAGAGATCCAGCGCACGGTAACGCTGCCAGGCATCACGCCGGCGTGATCGAGCACGAACGTCATCCAGGGTTTGTCGATGGTGGCCTGGCCGGCGCGGTCCTCATAGTGGGCCGGCGTGCCCCAGCTGAACAGCACCGAACTGCCGACATCCGGCAGGCCGCCCAGCGTCACGCTGACAGATCCGGTGGCGTAGTCCACGCGCCCCGCCCCGCTGCCGCTGAGATCGCCATTGGCGTCATCGTCGCGCAGCTCATACCACTTGCCCAGCGAGCGATACGCGATCACCACGCTACCAGGTGCCGGCAGCGGGTCCAGGCGGCTGACATAGGTGAAGCCACGATTATTCAGCTCGATAGCGATCTGGGTGGTGCTGGCGATCTGCGCCACCTCGAAGGTCGAGCCACCGCTGCTGACGCTGATGGTGGCCGTGCCGCCCACCTGCACATCGGTCACCGCCTGCTCGGTGGTGGTGGCCGGCACAAGCGGCGCATAGGTGCTGGCCACGGTGACGCTATTGGCCCCGAAGGTGGCCGGCTGGGTCAGGGTGCTGACGCCATAGTAACGGGCGGCATCGGTGCTCTGCCCCTCGCGGATCACGGTGTCAGGGTCGAGGGTGCCAGGCTTGGGCTGCACGCCATAGACGCGCTGGCGCAGCGCGGTGGATAGCCCCAGCGTCAGCACGCGGCGCTCGAACGTCTGCACGTTGCTGCCGTTCTCATACTCAAACGTGCGGATCTCGTGGTCGATCTCTGAGATGCGCACATATTGGACCTCGCCGGCGGCATCGCCCTGCTCGGTCATCAGCGCCAGCACATCGCCCAGATCGGGCAGCGTGGCCTCTGGCATCTGAAACGTGATGATGCTGCGCTGGCCGGCCAGCTGATCGCCCAGCAGCGTCATGCGCGAGGTCGCGCCGGCGGTCACATAGCTCTCGACATAATCGCGGGACTCGGCACGCTCATCAGATGGCGAGCCGGTATCGAACATCACCACGCTGACATTCGGATCAGCCGGCACCTGGTCAATGATCGCGTGCGCGCCGAAATATTGGGCGGTGTTGTCGGTCAGTACGCCGGCACCCACCTTGCGCAGCGAGGTGCGCCCCGCTGCGCGATCAAGATCAGAGATGTCATCAAAGATGTCATTGCTCGCGCCATCGGTCACGGGGCGGCCAGTCAGCCGGCCACCGCCATCGGCGTTGTCGGTCATGCGCTCGGACTGCAGGATGCGGATGTCGCCGCTATGGATTGTTTCGTCGGCCATTGGGCTGGCTCCAGCAAGGTGATGAGGTGTCAGACGGTGATCAGGCGCAGGGTGATGGTGTAGGGGTGATCGGCATCCTGGCTGCCAGCCGCAAGGCGCAGCACCTCAGACGCTGACACTGCCTCGCCGCCGGCGTGATCGAACACGCAATCGAAGGTCCGGCCATCACCCCACACCAGCACCATCGGGGTGTCAGCAGGGCGCGGCGTGGCGGCCAGCTCGGATAGCGCCAGCACAGTGGATCGCGTCACCCAGGCACCGCCACCGCTGGCCAGCGTGATGGATCTGCCGGCCGCCTGGGCGCTCTCCTCGACCACCAGCGCGCCGGTCAGTGTCGGGGTCTGCACTTGCCCCACCCCATGGCTGACCATCTCATCAGTCCACTGAATATCAGCAGGCAGGGCGATGCCCTCTAGTGTCACCGGCATGGGTGTCTCTCTCGGTTATGGGGTGATGCGGTATCAGCGGGCAGCGGTGCGCGAGGCGCGCGAGAGGGTATCGAGCAAGGCGTCAGCCTCACTCTCGTCTACCCCGTTGAGCGTCACCTGCTGATTGCCGATATTGAGATCCACCGCGACGCGGCGCTGGGCCTGCAGCGAGGTGGTCAGCTGGGTGGTGCGACCTTGGGCGGCCGCATTGTTCTCGCGCTGGGTGACCTCACCGGCCTGCACCTGACGCTGCAGATCCGCCTCAGCCTGCAGCGCCTCCTGGCGTTCCTGCTCGCTCTGGGCCTGGATGTCCGCGAGGCGTAGGTCGTGGGCCTGCTCGGCCAGCCTCAGCGCCTCCTGGGCCTGGCTGATGGTCTGGGCATCGCCCAGGGAGCGGGCCTTGTCCAACGTCTGCTGCAGCTCGAGCTGCTGCTCCTGGTAGCGCAGCGCCTCGACCTGGGTGCTATCACCCTGCAGGCTGGCCAGCTCAGAGCGCAGACTCGCCAGCGTGTCGCTCACGCTGTCAGAGAGCGAATCCACCTGGCTGCGCACTGACTGGATGGCACCCTCGAGGCTCGATAGCGAGGCGTCATCGAGCAGATCGAACTGCCGGCGCAGATCCTCGCTCGACATCCTCAGCAGCTGGGTGGCGCTGACAGCCTGGCCGGAGTCGGCCGCCAGGTTGCGCAGGCCAGCACCTGGGTCGCTGCTGGATACCTTGCCCAACGCCTCGACCAGCTCAGTGGCCGCAAGCTGCTGCTTGCGGAACTCCAGCTCGACTAGCCCGCTATTGGCCGCCACCTTGGCCAGATACTTATTGACGCCCATCGGGTCCGCGCGGGTTTTCCATGCCACAAAGGCATTGCCCACGGATTCCTCGAGATCCGTGATCTTGTCGCGCAGCAGATCCACGGTGCCGGTGACGCCGCTGCTGCCGGTCATGGCTGATTTAAAGGCGGTGCCGGCGCGAGCGCTCAGCGCCTGGGTGGCATTGGCCGCCTTGTTGTAGACGGCCGCCAGACCGCCCCCGATGGCACTGGCTCGCGCCTCCACATTGCTGATGGCTGACTGGGTGGCTGCCTCCTCCTCGGCCTGGGCCTCTCTGCGCGCATTCTGGATGATGCGCAGATTCTTGATCGCCTCGGCCTGGGTGGCAGCCTCCTGGACGCGCTGCTCCTCGAGCGCGCTGGTGGTGTCGTCAATGCTGGCCTTGTACTCGGTCCAGACGCTGCGCAGCGCGCCGGCCCCCGTCACGCCATCCGACACCAGGCCGGTCAACGTATCGCGGATCGCATCAAGCGCCTCTTTGCCCTCGAGCTGCGATAGCGCCTCACCGAACGCGGTGCGCAGCTGCTTGCCGGTCAGATCGCCTTGGCGCGCCAGCGTGTCAAAAGCCTTGATTACATCCGCCTCGGCCTTGCTGATGCCGGTGGTCAGATCCTGCAGCGACAGCCCCAGGGTGTCAGCGGCTGCCTTGCCGGTGGCCTTGAGATGCTTCTCGAGCAGATCCGCCCCAGCGACACCGGACTCGACCAGCTCCTCGAGCAGCGCGCGGAAGGCGGCCAGCCCTTTCTCTGAGCTGATCTCGTCTTGCGCCTTCTCGAAGGCGGCCGCGACTTGCTCGGCACTGACCTGGCCGTTATTGGCGAGCCGGTCGAATGCGTCGATTGCCTCAGCCTCGCCAGCCTCGATGCCGCTGCTCAGCTCCTCCAGCGAGGTGCCCAGATCCTCGGCCGCCTGGGCCGCTGCCTTGCCCTGGGCGCGGGTGGCATCAGCCTGCCGGCGTTGAGTCTCGGCCAATGACAGCATCTTGCCATCGACCACATCGGCACCATCAGCCAGCTTGTCGAGCTGATCAGCGGTGATGCCGGCCGCCTTGGCCTGCTCCTCCACCGCGTCGGTAGAGTTATCAAAGGCGTTGGCCGCTGCCTTGCCGGCCTCCATGGCCTGATCAAAGTAGCGCTTTGCATCAGCGTTGAGATCATAGAGCGTTTGCTCTGCCGCCTTGGCCTTGGCCTGGGCGTTGGCGACCTCCCGATCAGAGGCGATGCCCACCTTATTCAGCAGCTCGAGCGACTTGGCGTTGAGCTGCAGAATGCCAGTGCCCAGCGACGCAACGCCTGCCGTCACGCCGGCGGCGGCCGACTGCACCAGACGAAACGACGCCACCAGGCCATTGCCCATCATTTGGCCAACGTCGATCAGCGATTGCATCGAGTCCGCGATCTGATCGCGGTTATCAATGAAGCTGCGCACCCAGTCGGTGCCGATCTTGATCAGCCCATTGATCGCGGTGGCCAGCTCATCCACTAGCTTGGGGTTGTCTTTCAGGGCGTCATCGAAGGCGTCGGCGGCACCCTCCACCGCCGGCGCGAGCTTGGAAAACAGTTGAGTGGCAATGCCCTGCAGGCGGGTCTGCACCCCGTTGATCGCCTCCTCAGTCTTGATCAGATTGGCGATCTGCTCGGGCGACATGATCAGGCCCATCTCGCTGGCCTGATCACCCAGCTGGCGCAACAATGCCGCGTTGTTTTCCAGCAGCGGCTGCAGCCGCGAGGCGTTGCTCGCCAGTCCCTCGAGGAAATTGATCTGGCTCGCCTGGGGTAGATCCTTCATGGCGTCGGCCAGGCGCAGGAACATCTGATCAGGGGCAAGATTGATCAGATCCTTTGCAGCGATGCCCAGTCCCTCGAGCGCATCCATGGCGTCGCCGCCGCCATTCTCGTATGCGTCCCCGATCTTGTCGGCCACATCCTGGAAGATGTCACCGGCCTCGTCGGCATCCAGCCCCGCGCGCTCGAAGGCGTAGCGGTACTTTTGCAGCGCGACGATACCCACGCCGGTGCGCTTGCTGACGTTATCCAGCTCGCGCGCCAGATCCGCCTGCTCTGAGGTCATGCGCGCCGCGAAGCCCGCGACCAATGCACCACCCGCGACAGCGGCACCGGCGGCCGCCTTGCTCCAATCGTTGAGCGCCTGGCGGGCACGCTGCAGCCCCGTGCTGCCCTCCTCTGCCTGATCGCCTGCCTGGGCGGCTGAGCTGCCCATGCCGTTGAGCGCGTTCTGGGCCTCGCGGGCCTCGCGCGCCAGGCGCAGCTGCTCCTCGGAGAGATTGCCAGTATCAATGCCGGCATCGGTCAGGCTCTGGCCCAGCTGGGCCGCCTGGGCTGCCTGCTGCTGATAGGCATCACCGGCGCGAGCGGCAACGGCACGCGCTTCGTTGAGGCGGTTCTGCTGGGCGATGCTCGCCTGACCACTGGCCTCGATCTCCTGCTCGAGCGCGCGCACCTTGTCGGTGGCCTTGTCCCACTCCTTTTGCGCCTTGCCGGTGGCAGTGGTGGCCTGCTGGAAGGCACGCACCAGGGCGCGCTGATCCTCGAGCTGATCCAGCGTATCTCGCAGCGCGGCAGCCTCTGCCGAGAGGTTGCCGACACTATCGGCGGCCGCATCGGTGCTCGGAGAAATCAGGTTTTTGGCCTTGAGCACCAGCTCAGCGGCGAGATCCGATAGAGCCATAGTTTTCTCCAGACGTAAAAAAACCCGCCGATGGCGGGCTTTATTTATAAATATTAAAACGAATTTTTTAACTTGGGATCTATACTCATCATTATTATTTTTCCTGTATATAGTATAGAGATTATAATTAAAGAGAATGCAACTGAGATGACAGGAGGCTGATCACTCAGATTAAATAGCAAGCACACTACAGATAACAAAATAGTTAATATGGTTGTAAAGACACTATATTTTATAGTCCTATCAAAAGTGAATCTATTAGCATTGTATTTATTACCAAAATAGAATGAGTTAGTAGCCAAATCCTTCTCATTAATTTCTTTCTTTGTATATAAACTTTCTGCTGCATATACTGCTGCAATTAGGGCTATTCCCAAAGTTACATTTACAACATAAAAATTCCCTAAATCATTAATCTTAAGATAATAAAAAGCTTTCAGGATATCACTTTCATGATCCCATCCGATAAAAGCACAAACATCTATAAAAAGACACTTGTCTATTAAAATGTCAGTCAAAACAAAAATTATAATGAATGAAAAAAACCTAGATTTAGGATTATCATCAAAGAACACCACATATCTAGCTATAAGCTTTATAAGCTTTGAGAGATTATTAACAAGTAGAGAGCGTACAATGCGCCAGTTAGTACACCATCGGTCCTGGACTCCAAACAGCCATAGAAATTCCCAGAAAACCCCAGCCCACATCAAAAAAAATACTATAGCAGCCGTATATAAAAAATCGTTCATCCAGACATCCTTGTCCTCTGGCAGGTATATTCCTTTTAGGGGCGAGTATACTCGGCTTACTATTATCTAGCCATGGCCACCTTGAAGTAACGCGACACGCCGGCACCGACCTTGCTGGAATCGACCAGCAGGCTGCCATCGAGTGCCAGCTCGCCAAAGTCGTCACCGATCAGCGCCAGGCCAGTGGTCGGGCTGAACTTGACGCGGTGCGCGGTGACGGTCACAGCGCGGCCGCTCTCGGCTTCGTTCAAGCCATCGAACACCAATTCGTATTCGTCACCGCTACCGGTCATGGCCTCGATCACGTCCGCCTCGGCGCTGGTGTAGTCGATGGCCACCACGGTGCCCTCAGAGATAGCGCCACCCTCGAGCACGTAGACGCCGGCACCAGTGATCTCGTAATCGACATCCTCGATGGCTACATCACCCGCGCCATCGGGGTCGATGGTGACGCTGACGCTCTCAGAACGGTCTGGCGTTTTATTGAGCACCAGCAGCGCGCCAGGGTTTGCAGTGTGGCGCTCAGCTGTCACGGGTGCGCTCTTCACCTCGGAGCGGGTGCCGCGCAGTGCCATCGCCACATTGTCGGGGCGCAGCTCCAGCATGGTGATGCTCGAGCCAACGCTGCTGACGCGCTGGATCTCGTTTGCGTTGCCGCCACCCGCCTGGGTGTAGTCGGGTTGGGTCAGTGTGTCCGTCTCGACAGAGAACTCGAGGGCGGAACAGTTGCCGACTTGCTTGAGGCCGCCACCGCTTGAGCGGTTGCGCAGATACACCATGCCTTTGCCGAGATAGCTATAGGTTTTCGTGGCCATGTTGTGGCTCTCCAAATATGCGGGGTGGTGGGTGTCGTGCAGTGATGCGCGGTCAGGTGTAGTGCTCGACGCACTCCATGGTCACTGGCATGGATGCCAGGGCGTAGCGGGAATCCTCAGCCAGCGCGTACTCGGCCGCGCCCAGGGTCACGCCGTTGTGCTTGAGCACGCGCGTCAGATCATCGCTCTGGTCCATCAGCAGGCACCGGCGCAGATCGGCCAGCCCTGCCTCGATTGCCGTCTCGCCGGCGGTCGCATCGTCCTCACTGCGCGGCAGTGCATCGACCACCAGCACCAGGCGCGCGTCAGTGCTGAGCTTGGCGCGATTTTGCCGCGTGTCGGTGGGGCGCTCGGTATCGGACTGCAGCGCCAAAATCGGCACATGCTGGCGAGCACCCAGCGCCAGAATCCAGAATCCCCGCCAGACGCTCAGGCCGAGATCGGTGTGATAGCCATTGGCGCGCGTGATGCTGGCCAGTCTGGCCTGCAGTGCGCGCATGGCTTGCGTGGTGATCGGCAGCTCAGGCGCTGCCAGTGAGTCGGGCATGGTGACCTCTCAGAGAATGGGTCAGCTCAGGCGATCAAACTGCCTGATGAACTCATCAGCGGCATGCTGCATGGCCTGGGGCGCGACAGTCGCGCGCACGTCAGACCACACCTGGTACACGCTGGGGCCGTGCATCACGCGGTAATCGCTCGGACCATCGCCGGTGCGCTCTGCCGGTGCCCACTGGCCACTCCCAGCAAGTCGCACCCAGAATGCGCCCTCGATCCGCTTGGTGCCGCCGCCAGTCTTCACCCTGACGCCCTTCACGCCTGCCGCCTTGCGACCTGCTGCGATGCCCCGCGCTGGGTCACCCTTGAGGCCGCGCCGGCTGCTGGCCTTAACGGTGCGCATCTTGGCCCCGTAGCGAGTCAGCAGCACCGCGCGAGGATTGGCCGCAATCCGCGTCGAGAGATCCGTCGAGGTGGCGAAGGTGCGCACCTTGAGATTGTCATTCACATAGCCGGCAGAAAGTGCCACCTGCTGGTGTATCGCGGCGCTGCCCAGAGTACGGGCGCGCCGCGCGGCAGAATTGAGCGCGAGCTGCGCCGCCTTGGCCGCCGCCTTGGGTGCCAGGCGGTAGGCGTCAGCGACGCCCTCGAGGTCGCGCAGATCCAGGCTTGTCGCTGCCATTGTCAGTACCTCGAGGCTGTCCAGCGCTGCTCGAATCCGTCATCGCCAATCGGCTCGAGCAGCGTCCAGCGGTCATCGGGTTTGCCGGTGTCGATCAGCGTGCCCCGATCCACCCGCCCCACCTCCTCAGTGAGCACACCGATCTCACACCGCGATTCCAGCACGATGCCAAAATCGTCAGTAATGGTGGCGTCACGGTCGATGATGATGCGGGTGGGGATGGGCGCGCCGCCACGCGGGGTAACGGTGGCGGGCACGCTGAGGCCGCCGACACCGAACAGCAGCCGGTTAGCTGCTGCCTCGATCTCGTCGATGCTCATTGGCTTATGCCGTCTCGACCAAACGGATGCACGCGCCTGGGCGAGTGTTGAGAATGATCGGGTTGGATTGGGCCTCGAGGCTGACACCTTTGCCGTGCGGCAGGCGATCTTGGCTGGAATAGAACGGCAGGCCAATCGTGTTGACAGCCTCGACGTAATCGGCCGGCGCATAGTGCGCGAGGAACATGTCCGGCACGCCCATCGGGATCACGACAGCCTCGCCGGTAGCGACAAAGGGCTGGCCGGCGACATTGCCCACGGCGCGCTCCCAGGTGATGCCACCGAACTCGAAGGCATCGCGGCCATCGCCGCGCAGCTTCTCGCTCTGCTGGTTGAGATACGCCTCGCGCACGTTCGGGTGGCTGATCAGCTTGCGCCAGTAGCTGCGCCCACAGAACGCATGCGCGCCGGTAAACGGCAGCATCTTGAGCGCGTCCTCGATGCCCTCGAGCACGTCCAGCGCCTTGCCCTGCACGCTGGTGCTGTCAGTGTTGAGCGCCATCTTTACGGTCTTTTGCTCGATGCCAAAGGCGCTATAGAGATCCGTCAGCACTGTCTTGCCGTCCGCGTCCAGAATCTTGCCTTTCAGCGCGCCCATGCGCTGCCACTCGAGGGTGGCGTCGATACGGCGCACCATCCGGCCCAGCTTCGTATCGACCACCTGCTGCACGCCCTCGAGCTGGTCCTCGCTGCCGAAGGCGCGCACATTCTGCACCTCATCCGCGAGAACGGTTTCAGTGGTCGCCAGGTGAACAGCATTGAAGGTGACGCCATTCCGCTTGTTGCGCTTGAGCGGGTCAGCCGGCGCGCCACGCTCGCCAGCCGGCACCAGCGCCAGGGCGTCGCCATCCTTCTCGACGGTGGCGGTGGTGGTGGCAATGCCGGTTTCTTCAAAGATGCCCAGCTGGCCCAGGCGAGACGGCACGTAATCGGCTTCATTGATCGAGGCCGTCAGGCTGCCGATAGAGAAGATGTCAGAGGAGAAAATATCAGCGGGCATGTCGCCCTCCTTGAGATGTCGGGAACGGTCGGGGTCGTGCGCTAGAAACGACAACGCCGCCCAGTGGGCGGCGCATCAGACGGTGAAAGTGCGGGTCAGTTATTCGGCGGCGGGATCTTCAACGGCGAGCACGCCCACCGGCAGCTCGACGCCGCGCAGGATGATGCCGGCTTGAGTGAGCGCGGTATTCATCGCGCCCAGCTGGCCATCGTTCATGCCGTCAGCCCAGGTGATCGCGGTGCCATTCACCTCGCAATCGCGCACATGCGCGACGGCCGGCACCGGCCCATCAGTGGCATCTGCCGGTCCATAGAGGATGCCAGCAGCGATCTCGGTGCCATCGCTGGCAGTCGGGTCATGCGCCACGTAGGTGCCATCGGTGGCCATGGCCAGCACGGTGCCGGCCGCCAGTACGCCAGACGCGACCACAATGGCCTCGCGCGAGCGAGAGCCGGCAGCCTCTGAGAGTACGTGCTCGCCGGTACGGGCCGGCTCGGTGTGTTGAATCGGGGTCATGATGCTCTCCAGGTGGTGCGGTTAGGATGCGCTGCGAGCGCGGCGGCGGGCATAGATGCCCTGGGTGTCGATGCCGGCACGCTGGCCACCCTCGGGCGAGTGGCTGGAATGCACGCCGGCGCTCGAGGCAGCGGCCACGTCGAAAACGTATTCGCGGGCGGTGTCGGTCTGCATGTCGCTGGCGACCAGCTTGGCGAGCAGCTGGTGCTGGCCGGTGGTGGTGCAGGTGTCGATGATGGCGACCACGCGCTCGCGCTCAGCCGCGACAGCCTCGCGCTGCAGGGCAGCGGTATCAGCCGCCGGCGCGGTTACCGGCTTGTCACGCCAGGCGAGGATCTGATCGCCCAGCTCAGCGGCGCGGGCCTCGGCCTGGGCCGGCTCGATGTCGAAGGCCAGCGCCAGGGCGTCGGCGGCGCTCATGGCGCTGGGTGCCGGCTGCGCCGGTGCGCGTTGCTGCTCGAGGTGATGCTGGGCAGAGCGGCCGGCAGCGGCCAGGGCGCGGGAGTAATCGCCAATCGAGGCGGCCGCCTTGAGGTCAGTATCCACGGCGTCGATCAGTCCCAGCGCCATGGCGTCCTCGCCGGTCATCCAGGTTTCTGCGCGCATCGCCTCCTGAATCTCGACGCGGCGGGGCTCGCCGGCACGCGCGACGAATAGCTCGAGGATGCCATTGCGGATGGTGTCGAGATCATCCGCGAGCTTGCGCATCTCGGTGGCGTTGCCCATGGCGACGGTCCACGGGTCGTGGATCATCAGCAGCGAGCCGGTGGCCATCTCGCGCCGGTCACCGCCCATGGCGATGGTCGCGGCGATAGAGGCAGCGATGCCCTCCACCCGCGTGGTTACCTGGGCCTTATGGCCGCGCAGATAGTTGGCGATGGCGATGCCATCGGCCACGTCGCCGCCTGGCGAGTTGATATGCACGGTCAGTGCCTCGACATCGCCCAGCGACGCGATGGCGTTGATAAACGCGCTGGCCGTGGTGCCGTCACCGCTCCACCAGTCGATGCCGATCTGGTCATTGATCCACACGTCAGCGTGACGGCCATCGGCGGCCGCCTGTACTTCAAACCATTTCATGATGATTCCTCATTGGTCGGGGTCGGCGTCAGGGTCTGGGTCGTTCGCTTGCGCGGTGCCGTTCTTGGCCACGCGGCGCGGGTCAGAATCGAGCACCAGCCCCTGGTCATCTGCGCTCACGTTGCCGCGCGCGATCTCCTTGTCGAGCTGATCGAGCGACCAGCCGCGCTCTGCTGCCGCCTCGCCGCGAGGCTTGAAGCCGGCGCGCACTTCCATCAGATCGGCGGTGACCTCCTTCACGGGGTCCACCCACTGCCATTTAGGCGCGATCCAGTCGATGGCCAGCAGATCCGCGCGGCGGCGTGCGTAGTCGGGAATGACCAGCGCCCCGCTGCTGACGGCGGTATCGAGCCACTTGGCCGCGATAGGCCGGCACCACTTGTGGATCACCAGGTCGGCCTGCAGCATCTCAGCCCGCCGGCGGAACTCCAGCAGCCCCGCACGGATCGAGGAATAATTGACGCCCTGCAGATCGCCGGTCAGCTGCTCATGCGTCAGGCCGGCACCGCGCGCCACCGCGTGCATCTCGGTGCGCAGCCAGTTGGTGTAGCTGCTGCCAATATCGGGCGGGTCGGAGAATGTCACCTCCTCGCCATCCTCCAGGTAGTGGATGCCGCCAGGCTCGAAGGCATCAATGCCCTCGCCGCCCTCGCCATCCTCGACATGGGTGCCATGGGTGCCAAAGAATGGCCCTTCATCCTCGGGGTCGGCATCGGCCTTGCGCTTGACGAATGCCCCGAACAGCTGCGCCAGTTTCTGGCGCGCGAGGGTGGCATCCTGCATGGCGTCGATTTCATAGAGCCTGACGATCACGCTGGTCAGCTCGGGCACCCCGCGCAGCTGGCCAGGGCGGGTGCGCCGGAACAGGTGCAGCACCTGGTCGGCCGGCACCGGCACCCGCGTATTGATCTGCGCGGTCAGTTTCTCGGCAGGGTGGTAGCGCCAGAGATGGTAGGCGCGGCGCTGGCCGATGCCGTCCATCTCGATGCCCATTTTGATCACGCGGCCGCTGAGGGTGGTGGAGTGGCTGGCGTCCAGGTGGTCGGCCTCGATCACCTGGATCTGCAGCGGCACGCTCAGGCCATCACTGATGCGGCGATAGCGGAAACGCCCCAGCACCTCGCCGGCCTCGAATTGACTGCCAATCGCCAGCGCCTGCAGGCCATAGAAGCTGTCCAGGCCATCGGCGTCGGCCTCGCCTGCCCAGCGGTCCCACAGCGCCTGGATCTCAGGATCTGACCACTGGGGTCTGATGCCGGTGCCCACCAGGTTGGCCACGTAGCTCTCGCGCGCGCCGCTGGCATAGGCGTTATTACGCACTGCATGGCGACTGCGAGACTTGAGCAGCGGCAGCGAGTGAGCAATGGCGGCATTGGGGCCGGTGGTGGTCACGCCCCGCCCTGCCATGCGTCGGCCCTGGCTTGCCCCTTCATAGGCGCTCGCCTTGATCCCCAGCCGCGAGGCGGCACGGCGCATGCCCCGCGAGAGGGTGCTGATCACGCCCATATCACAGCCCCTTTGATGTCGTGGTGTAGCGGGTGCGGGATCTCAGCCGGCGGCCGATATGCGAGGCGCTGGCCACTTGTGCCGCGATGGTGCGCTCCAACTCGCGCAGCTTGTCGATGTCGGCATCTGCATAGCTCAGCGTTTTGCCGTTGGCCGTGCGAAACGATGTCACCCGCTGGCCGGTGGCCAGATCGAGCACCGCCTGGCGAACGCGGGCGAGATCATCAGCGGTATATGCCATGGGGTAGGCTCCAAAGGTTGGCCGGCCACGCCCTATAGGCGCGACTTGACCACCCGCCGGCGCTTGCGCGCGGCCGGTGGCTTGGGTTGAGTGACGGCGGGGGTGGCGTCTGGCGACTGCGAGATCAGCGCGTTGTCATCCCAGGCGGCTGCCCAGGGCGGCGGCGCGTTCCAGTCGATGCGCTCGCCTTTCATCAGGATGAACAGCGCCAGGTTGTACACGCACAGATCAAACGCCTCATTGGGTCGCTTGCCTGGCTTGCGCCATTTGCCGCTCGCGGGGTCGCGGATCTCATACGTCAATTCGTCATACCACCAGCGCCCCAGCCAGCTGGGTGTGTGCAGGTAGCCCGCGCCGGCGTTGTCGCGGTCCATCATCGCGGCAACGGCGTCTTTCAGCAGATCGGTGCCCAGCAAGTAGAGCGGCACGTCGCCGCGCGCAGTGGATTGGCGCGACTTGCGGCCGGTGTTGTCCGGCCACGTCTTGCGCACCCTCGAGCTGCCGCGCGTGCTCGAGCCTTTGACCAGGAAGGCGCGCGACTGCAGGCCATCGCGGCGCAGTCGGCGGTGCCAGTCATATGCCTGGCTTGTTACGCTCTCCTCGCCCTCGCCCTCGCCGCCAGTATCCACCGCGATGGATGCCACCGGCATGCGGCGGCCGCTGCCGTCCTCGAGCTTGTAGCTGCGCAGCAGCACGTCACGGGTCAGCAGATCCCAGTCCTCTGGCTGGGTGGCCGGCGAGATGGGACGCGGCTCCTGGTCATTGTCGGGGCCGCGATCCTCCTTGATGTTGAAACGGTCGATCACCCAGCACTCGCGGTGCGCGCCCCAGCCCTGGATCTGCACGACAAAGCGGCGATCCTTGCCGCCCTGTACATCCACGGCAGCGGTCAGGAAGCGCACGCCCTGGGGTACGGTGCGGCGCTGGTAATCCTCGGAGCGATCAGCCAGCCGCTCGCTCGAGCGTTGCGTGGCTGCGCGCCGGCGCAGATAGGGCCGGCCCCAATCGGTGTTTATCACCGCCTTGAGCGTTTCCTGGCTGTCGGTCTGCTGGTAAGTCTCCTCGGCACGCCTGAGCTTTTCATTCAGCGACGCCCAGGACTGGAAGGCGGCCGCCGGCCCCTCCATCCAGAATGAAGCGATGCGCGAGCGGCGCGGGGTGCCGATCATCTCGCCGGCCTCATTGAGCTGGGCACCCTCGGGCACCCAGCGGCCGGCCAGGTTTAACTGACGCTTGGCAGCGGGGTCGATCTCGGTGCCGCAATGCGGGCAGAACACGCACCCCGCCTGCCGCGAGAAATTGTCCATCACCGGCGGGAACCACTGCCGGCAGTGCGCCTCGGGGCACTGCCAGTACCAGAGCCGCCGGTCGCCGGCGTTGAACAGATCCAGAATGCCGGTGGTGGGCGGTGCCATATGTGGGGCATCGTCGGGTCGCCGCCAGTCGGGATCGGTGATCTCGCGCCCTGGCGAGGATTCGGCCAGCGTCATGCCAGTTGAGCCAAATGTCTGGGTACGCTTGCTGGCGAGCAGGAAGGCGCTACCCTCGCCATCCACGTCATCGGGCAGGCGGTCGAAGTCGGTGATCAGCACAAACTGATAATCGCTCGAGGCAAGGACGTTCTTTGACGGCCATTTGATGCCCAGGTAGTTGCCGGCGCGAAAGGTCTTGTCATGCACGTTATTGTCATGGCCGCGCGGACTCATGCGGCCGACCAGGCGGGGCGAGTTGACCAGCATGCGGTCAATGCGTTTCTTGCTGAACTCGCGGGCCTTCTCCTCACTGATCTGCACGATCAGGCCATCACCTGGATCGCACTCGATCTTGTAGGCGACATATCCATCCACCAGGGCATTCGTCTTGCCGGTACGCGCGGGGCCGACAAAGATCACGGCGTCATAGAGCCGCGATCCCATGCAATCCAGCGGCTCGCGCATATACGGGGTGGTGTCTGCGCTCCAGTCGCGCACGGTGCCATCACCGCTGACCACCTTCATGACCTCGGCCGCTGACTCGCTGGGCTGGATGCGGCGCGGCGGCCGGATCAGCTCGGCCACGTCGCGCCGGATAGAGGCGGCACTGGCGGTGCTAGTCATCGTCAGCCTCTCCATCATCCGCGATTATTGCCTGATACATCTGCTCGCGTAGCGCGTCGGTCACCTGCTCCACTAGCTGGATATTCTCGGGAGCCAGGCCGGCGTCGCGCTCCAGCATGTCGGCCAGCGAATCCAGGCCACTGGCCACCGCCTTGGCCAGTCGGCTCATCTCGCGGTGCGCCTCCTCCACCGGCACCAGCAGGCGCAGCTGCTGCTCGAGCTTCACGCGCTCGGTTTCGGACTGGTACCAGGCTTTGCGATCCTGGGGCGGCAGATCATCGGGGTCATTGCCGGCCGCCCCGATCATGTCGGAATAGAGCGCGGGGCCGACATCCGCCAGGGCGTAGACACTGGCCCCACCACGCTGGCCGGCCGGCACTACGCCAGCGGCGCGCAGCCGCTTGCGCACGGTGTCGCGGTGTAATCCGAAGGCGTCAGCAATGCGCGTGATATTCCAGTGGTACGCCTCTTTTAACGCGCTGATGTCTGCCATGCGCTGGCCACCTCTGCTGATCACGTCACTGCCGAAGCATCGGCACCATCGGCACCTCGAAAGTCAATAGCTATGCGGGATTGCACGCGGTGCTGCTGCCGACGCTAGAAACCCGAAAAAATGCCGAAGTCCGCGAGTCTGCGCCCCCGTGGTTGTCAATCCAAAAGTGGTAAGGACCCACGAATTTTTGGCATTCGATGTATTCGTGAGCCAAATTAGATAAGGCATCACTACACAAGGAGAATTGAAGATGCCTACGAATGTTTGGGTAACTGTCCACCCCAATGGATGGGCAGTGAAGCGCGAGGGCTCTGAGAGAGCTACGCAAACCTTCGGTACACAGGCTGAAGCCATTGCGCACGGACGAGCTCTAGCTAAGAAAGATAAGGTCGAGTTCATTTTGCAGGGGCGTGATGGACAGATACGCGAGCGTGACAGTTACGGTAATGACCCGTATCCGCCGAAAGGCTGAGTAATTCCTACAATCGAGTCAAAGAGTCTTTCTCATACTCGGTACAAAGTTCATTTTTCAATTTCGCGGGTGTGAGAAAGAAACGTAACGGAACGGTGGCCGCCCCCAAAGGTGGTAGAGATTGCACCCCCTCCCCCCTCTCAGGGCCTGCCTCAATCTCCTGATCTGGCCGCCAGTGCCTCGCTTGCCGTCTTGGCTTGGTGGCAGACCTTGCAGATCGCCTCAAGGTTGTCAGCGGCGTCTGTGCCACCCTGAGCCTTACCCACAATGTGATCGACTTCAGTGGCTGGCGTGATGCGATTCAAGCGCTCGCATTGCTGGCAGAGGTAACGATCACGCTTGAGAATCGCGTTTCGCAGCCGCCGCCATGGCCGCCCGCCCCGGCCTTTTCCACCTCGTTTGCTCTTGTTCCAGTTGATGGCGCGGTCAGCGTGCACCTCGCAGTACCCATGAGAGGCTATTGCCTTGCCACCACACATAGGTGCCTTACAGGGACGCGGTGGTTTATTTACCATAGAAATCCAAATATAATAATTACCTGAAGCAACAATATAACGCGTCTTAATGAAATACTAATAAATAGCGCAATATCCATCTATCGCCAACCATACTATACAAAAAGGATAGCAAATGAATTTTGAATATATAGGCGCTGGATTATCAGTTGTATCGATAATTACTGCTTCCTTACCATTCGTAAGAGACTTGACTACCACTTTACAGAAAGATGCCCAAGTTTTTTTGAAAGAGTTCTCAGATTACTCAGATAACATCGCCCCTAATGAGACAAAAACTAAGTGCTTACAAAGAAGTTTCAAGTTTCTTACAAAAGCTAGTATAGATATAAAGAATATCAAAATGATAGTACTTAGCAAAGAATACACAGACATAGTAAAGTACTGTAGGAAAGAGTATCGTCATCTTGAGAATTTATGCTCTAATCCAATTAATAAGAAGACCCTCCTAGACATAAAAAACATAAAGTCTACCAAAACCAAGCAACTATTAGGATCTATACTTTCACTCTGTACTGCAATACTCATATCAGTATTAATGATTACAACTGAAAAGTATAGCCATTACATTTACCTTGACACCAAAACAAAAGAGGCATTATTTGTTGCATCCTTATTCGTCACACAGATGACAATATTAAGGCTAGCCTACAAAAAAGCTACTAGAATGCAGCTAGAGTGCTGTTACATGCTCTGTGTCCTTGAGTGGATTATGAATGAAAATGACAGAAATAAGGAAATTAAAAAGGCAGATAACATTGCAGTAATAAATACATTGATTTCGACAAAATAGTAATTATTTATGGGTCAATTCTTTTATTAACTTTCGGTCTACGTTAACTCGCCTCCGCAAAGACTCATAGTCGGCCAGCAGGCTGAGCAGATCACGGTTGGATGTCACTGGCCGATCAGGGGCAGGCAGTGGATTGAGCAGGTAGCTCGGGACTTCGGGTGTGCACTGCCACTCAGTGGGCATCACCACTGGCTTGCTCTCGAAGGCGCTGCAGCCACTCAGCAGCAGCGTCAGGCACAGGCCGGTCAGCCCAATCCCCAGTCGGCGCATCGTCTCTCTCCATCCGGCGTGCAGCTGCCCGGGCAGCCATGATTGAACGGTCATCCAGAGCGCGGCTGGCTTCGCGTGCCTCCAATGCGACGGACAATCGCTTCATCTGATTGCCGTAGTGTAGCGCCATCATCTCGAGCCCGCGGTTGACCGCCTTCTCGGTGGATAGCTCAGCCTTGAGGTCGTTGGCATGCTGCTCGGCCTTGGTCGCCTCATAGGTCTTCATCGCACCCCAGCCCAGCACCACTGCCATCAGGATGACCTCGATCTTCACGCCTGATATCAGCTTGCGGCCCCATGTCCACGCGGTCGTGATCAGTGCAGCCATCGTCCCAGCACCTTATCGAAGATGGCGTCAGACTTGGCACGCAGCCACTCGACACCGAGGAAAGCGATCGCGGCCCCGATGGCCACGGCCATATCCTGATCCAAGCCACCCCAGTCCAGCAGCGGCTTGAGCGCCAATGTCAGACCACCCACCAGGGTCGCCTCGAGCAATGACTTGTAGAAGCGGCCACCAGCATGCAGGCCGCGTAGCAGCGCAATCACGAACGACAGACCCGCTGCATAGAGGTTGGCTTGATATGGCTGCAGCCACTCCAGCAGCATCTGCCATGTCGATGGATCGCGGTGTGGCATATCGGCGGGCTCGTGGTCGTCATCATGCATATGGCCTCCTGAGTCGGTAGGCCCTGCGTAGTTCGTCGTTATTGTTATGCGATGTGGCCGCCAGCACGCACGTACACGCCCAGCAGCTCATCGGTATCAAGCTCACGCTGCCCGTAACCTGCCCCCGGCAGGCTCGCCCAGATGCGCCGACAGGCGTGGATGGCCTCAGCGATGCGCCCGTCATACACCAGCCCCAATGCCTGGCACTGGCGGATCAACTGCTTGGCAGCCTCATCCTGCGAGGCCGGCGAAAAGTCCGGCAGGTGGAAGCGCTTGGCCAGGTCATCCCACGTCCCTACCAGGAACTGATACCGGCCAGCCGCCGTGCTGTGGATGTTGTACGACTTCAGCCATACCGACTGGCGGGGATGATCATCGAAGCCATCGAAGGTCTTGCCACCCACCAGCACGTCATAGCCCTCGATTGAGCTGAAACGCGGCGTGCCCTCGGCATAGGCAATGGTGTCCAGGAAGGCCGCCAGATTGCTGGCGTCATCAGCTGCCGGATCAACAGGCGCATCGAAGCCCACCAACTCGACCTCATCAAGCCAGTGCGCTGGGGCATGTGCAGGCATGGGAATCACCGGTAAGCAGATACGAAAAAGCCCCGCCGGATGGCAGGGCTTTCGAGACAGCCGTCAACTACCGCGTAATCGTCGGAAGTAACGACCTTGAGAAAGTGCCTCTTTAGCGAGCTCCAACTCCAGTCCTGAAAAATCGAACTCATCCATTACATCAGCCAACTCCATACCAATATCGTCGCATACCACACAAAGCGCTTCTCCGAGCGAGCGCATATCACCACGCTTCGCCTCGTTCACCAAGGTGGGATGAATCAATTCATGCGGCACTATTGCACCCTCTGGTGTGAATAACGCCGTCAGGATATAGCTTGGCAGTGTTGGACTCACAAACGATGCCCAACGAAAAAGCCCCGCCAGGTGGCAGGGCCTTGAGATGAGTGGTGATCCAGAGACGCAAGAATCACACAATAGCTGGATCGTACCCTCAAACCCTCGCTTTTGCAACATATGGTAGTCAGGCAGCCATTTCGGCTTGAGAAAGCACCATATGCAGTAGCGACTCACGACCACGAGATGCCGCACATTGCATCGACTTGGCCGACTTGAACGGCGCCACCTTCACCGCCCCGGGCACCCACCCCAGCCGCGCCAGAATCGCCACCTGCGCCGCCACGGCCTGTGATTGGGTCATCATGCGCGGCGACTGGCAATGCTGCACCGGCGGAATGGCATAGGCCGCCAGCAGTACCGCCATGCGATGGCGATCGCTCAAACGTGACAGCAACGCCGCCGCCATCGTCCGCCACTGGCTTTCCTGCTGATAGCGCTCTGCCGCCTTGCCGACGTGATCCACCAGGCCCGTGCATTCGCCACGCCCTTCCCCCATGCCGCCCACCGATGACACCTGATGCCATCCGGCATTCTGATGGCGCAGCCCGGTGCGATACTCGATCTCTTCCTCGAGCAGCTCATCCAGAGCATGCGCCAACGCCTGCTGACGCCTCACGCCCTCCGGCAGCTTCTCGATCAGGCGGAAAGTTTCCGCCAGCCCCATATCCTCGATCCGCTGCATGTCCTGCCCTCCTGCTTCAGGTTGCTACGTGAGCACTATGCCGTTGCCTTGCGCCACTCACTGCCATGCGGCATCACCTCCGGCTCACCGGCCACCACTGTCTCGGGCCAACTCGCATAGGCCACCAGCACCGCCTTGGCCTCATCCACGCCTTTGGCCAGCACCGCCAGATAGCCATTGCCCTCCATCTTCTCAAGCCATTCGCGCTGAGACTTCGCCAGGGCGGCATCATGTGGCGGGGCTGCTTTGAACTCGATGTAGAGCCCGTGATACCCACCGCGGGCCGTGGCCACCACCAGGTCACTCACCCCAGCCCGCACGCCCTGCATCTTGAGGTCTGCCGCCGTCTTCTTGTTGCGCTGGCCGCCATTGGGGACGTGATAGGTGACATCCTCGAGCAGCACCCCCACCTGCTTTCCGCGTCGCTGCTCGCCTTTGAGCCAACGGATCAGCACCTTTTGCTCGTTGCCCTCGCGGTCGATGCGTGGCGCCGACTTGCGGGCTTGGCCGGCGGTACGGCTCGGCGACTTGCGGGCCGTCACCTCGGCGGAAGGATGTGTTGCCCAGCTCATGACGATGCCCTCACCTGATTGGATTGCCAGCGGCGATAATTGGTGATGATCCGACGCAGCATGTGCCCCGCCCTCGGCTCGTGGTCGATCTCAGCCCGACTCTTCACCCCACAGGCCGTGCGAATGAAGTCCACCGCGTCTTCCTCCTTGTGCGTACCATCCGGCATCACATTGGTATCGATGCCATGCCGGGCGCGGCGAGCCTGATCCAGATAGCGATGGAATCCCTCGGCCTGGCACAACATCGCGGCCTTGCGGGCCAGTGGGCCGCCAGCGGGCTTGGGTGCGGTCTCTGTCACGCTTGCCCCCTCAGTCGCTCACCATTGGCATTGAATCGGGGAGCGCCCAGGGCAATGCAGCGCTTGCACGTCCCCAGGCAACCCGCCAGCTGATGGACGGTCACGCGCCTACCGCAGGCAAAGCAGCGGCGCAGGGCGGAACGGTTCGGCCGCCTGAAGCTACCAGCGGGGCGATAGCTCACTGCAGAGCCTCCAGCATGTCTGACTGAGACTTGCCCCGAGCAAGATGCAGCAAGCGATACTCATGGGCCGCACTCCCCCCACGGCGGCGACTCTCCACTCTTACCCCATGATGGCGACGCAGATCTCGCAGGCGGGCGCTGATAGCTGCCTCACTATCCAACCGATCGAAGCGCTTGCGGATCTCGGCGGCCAGCTCATGCAGCATCAGCCATGAGCGCGATTCGCTAAGCGCCAGATAAGTTCGCCCCAGCTGACTTGCGGGGTTATCCAGCGCCGCACGTCGTGGCCGTGGGGTTCTGCCAATGTTGGCACCGGTAGTGGTTGTGAGTGCTTGATGTTCATGGTTATCCATTCGCTAACCCTCCCCGCATCATCTTCAGTGCCTGGGCAGGTGTAATGCCTGCCAGTTCACCCGCTGCCTTACGGGCCTTCTCCTCCCCCGCCATGGCGGCACGTTCTGCCGGTGACAGCTGGCCGTCATGTCCAATCGCCGCTTGCGGCTTGAGGTCATCACCCCGGGCGTATTGCTCCACCACCTGCTGGTAGTACACGCGGAAGGCACGTTCATGCTTGTCCATTCGCTGGTAGGTGGCCGAGGCCATGCCATTAAGGTCCATGTGCTCGCCCGCGGCGGCGATGGCCTCATGCGGGTACGGCTTGCCGGTGAAGGCGTGGTCCTGCAATGCCTGCCAGGCGGTATCGAAATCCGGCAGGCCCAGCCCCTCGGGTGTCATCTGGCATAGCTCGGCGAACTGCATGGCGCTGTCAGGCGGGAAGGCGTTACCACGCTGTTGGAGTGACTTGGCCGTGCGGGCCTTCTCGGCCTGCAAGCCACAGCGCAAGTGCTGGGCGCTCAGGTGGCTCAGGGCCGCCAGCCACTCGCCTTCCACGTCACAGCTCACCCACTGGCCATTCTCTTCAGTGCCCCAGCCCATCTCACGGCAGCGGCGGTGCCAATGGGCGCCATGCAACTGGGCCAAACGATCGAACAGCGCATCCACCGCCTTCTGACTCACCCGTGGCAGGTCATCACAACCACTCGCCATCGATGACGTCACCGGACGGCGGCTGGCCTTCGGCTTGTTCACGGCGGCGGCGCTCAATGAGTGCACGCCCTTCAGCGGCTGAGAGTTTCGAGTTACGGATTGGACCAGTTGAGCGACGGCTTCCATGGGTGCCTCCAGCGTTGCGTGCATTGTTGTTCGATGAAGTGTTGGCGTTCTGGCTCATGCGGGCCTGACGGGCCGCTTCTCGCTTGCGGTTCTCACTCACCCAGCTCGCGAACTTGGCGCACCAGGCATGATGCGAATGCCTCCGTCCGGGCTGATCCGCGAAGTGCGCGGTGAAGTCCGCCAGCTCGCCCTGATGCCATGTCAGCGATGGATCACCACGACGCACCGTCTCCGCCTGCCAGTGAGTGGCATTCGGCTGCCAGTCCAACGTCATCGGCACCTGACGCGCGCCAGCAATCACTTGCGGCTGGCCGTTGTCAGCCTGCTGGGCAGCTCGTTCGAAGATGCTCGGCTCGCCCGCGCTAGAGAGAGAGGGGTTAGGATCATTGGTACCCTGATTCGTCGGAGATTTTTCCGACCCTGGCACGGATATTTTTCCGTCCCCGCTCGGAGATTTTTCCAAGGTCGGATTTTTTTCCGACCCTTGAGAATCAGGCGCCGAGGGACGGATCGGAGATTTTTCCGACCCTGTCGAGCGTCCCCAGGTCACACCCTTCTCGGTTAGGCGCATGTACGTCCGGTTGTCGCAACTGGTCATCACGATCAGGTCGAGCTTGGCCAGCTGCTTCATGAGACGGTAGGCGGTGTCGTGCTTATCAGTCAGCAGCGGAAGCTCTTCGCAGATCTTCCCCTTGCCGATGTTGAAGTAGGTGTGGCCATCGATATGACGCGCATCTGCCCAGGTCGGCACCTGATGCAGAAACGCAAACAGCACCGCCTGCTGAGCATTGAGCCCCCACTCGACGGCCTTGACTTGGTTGATAGCAACGAGGTACTGCATCAGCGATATCTCCGCATCGTGCATTGACGACTCGTTTGTAATCGGGTGTAAGCTAAGGCGGTCACAACACGCGAGAAACTAAGGAGCGGGACATGGATAACGCGAAGCACGAAGCGGCGCAGCAGGATGAAATTGAGCGCGAACGTCGAGCGGTTAAGCTTTTCAATGACTTCATCGATGAGAACGCCGACGACCTCAAGCTGATCGCGCATTGGGGCGACGGGCATTGCGGTTACATGCTTCACATTCTTCAGGAGAAGCTCAGCCGGAAGCCGTAGGGATATTCGTGCCGTGATACTCATGCCGATACCTCATCGCCCTTGGCGGCCAAACCCAGTGACAGGCGCTCTAAACGTCCTGCCTCGCTCATGTGGTGGTCGATCGATAGAGTGCGGCGGGCATCTGCCTGCGCCGTCTCACCCTGTCCCTTGCCGCATTCCAGCAGGACCACCACGGCCAGGTGGTGCTGCATGCTCATGCGCAGGTCAATCACGCCACCCACTCGCTCACGCTTCTCGATCATCACCGCCAGCCGATAGGTCTCGGCCTTGAGGGATTCACAGCTCCAACCGCGATAGCTGGTCAACATCTGCTTGGCTTCACTCGTCTTGATCGTCATGCCATACTCCCTTGGCATAGTGAGATGCTTCCCCCGGATTGGTTTGGACGCCTTCGGGGGATTTTCGTATCTGGTGCCCGGTTATCGGCTCACCACCTTCAGCGGCTTGCGCATCGCTTGCAGCTGTCCCATCAGGGTGCTCATCTGCTGCTCAATGGCCTTGTGCTGCGCCTCAAGCTGCGCCGCCTCTTCCTCGTCTACCTCCCCATCTGCAATCGCTGCCTGAATCAGCGCCGCCATCGCGCCTTGGCCCTGCTGTGCATTCAGTACCGATGCGAACACGTCTCCACGGCTCACCTCGCCCTGCTCGTAACGCGGTATCGCCACCATCCCCAGGTGATCGAGAAACGGGGCGATCAGACGCAGCTGGTGCTCGCGGTCCACGTTCCAGAAGATCCCCACCACATCGATCAGACGCATCGGCATGGGGTCGTCCTCGGCCACCCGGCGGTAAAGCGACTTCACCGACATACCGATATCGCTTGCCAGCACCTTGGGGCAGCACTCGAAAACCACGTCATGTAGCGCATCCAGATAGGTATCCATGTCACGTTCGGGGGCTGTATGGCTGTCCATGGTGAATCTCTCCGTGTTCGTTCCGTTTAAGCCGATATAGGCGGCGAGCTATGATGTAAATGTCAGGCGATATGCTTGTTGGGCATGAAGCGATTCCGGATTTCCGAAGCCTCAAACACAGAAGGTGAAAGTCCCGCGATGGCCTCTGCATGACTGGTTTCGCCGGTGTATTCCGTTCTTGGCAGGCATCCCCTCTCGATCCACTTGTAGACGGCACGGATTGAAACGCCACAAGCCTTGGAAACCGCCCCCACACCTCCTGCCTGCTCGACCAGTTCGCGCAAGGAGTTCATTTGTTTACCTTTAGACATGTACCAAAAGTACATAATAGACATGTACTGAAAGTCAAAGCAAGTCCAATCATCATTGGACCCATGGTTCATACACTATCTGAACGGGATGAGTTCGCCTCCCGCCTAAAGAAAGCACTTGCCGAGCAGGGCATCCCTGATCGTGGTCAGGGCGTACATCTAAAAAATCTCACAGGCGTCACCCCTAAGGCCGCCAGCAAATGGCTCAATGCTGAGTCAATGCCGGGACAGTCCAAGTTAGTGCTGATCGCCAAAGGACTAAACGTGCGTGCGGAATGGCTGAGGTTCGGGACCGGGCCGATGAGAGAAAACAACAAGAATGAGCTGGTCTTTCATGAAGCCGAGTTTGTGGATGGAGACGCCCCGCTCCGGGAGGATGAAGTTGAAATCCCCTACTTTCGGGAAGTTGAGATGGCCGCGGGAGATGGCCGCACCCAGGTGATCGAAAATCACGGAGCGTATATGCGCTTCAGCCTGCTACGCCTGGCCCGTGCCGGGGTAGATCCCAAGCAAGCTGCCTGCGCCACTGTCACAGGCGATTCAATGGAGCCAGCCATTTTCGACGGCTCCCCAATCGGTATCGACAAGAGTTGCCGTCATATCATCGACGGCAAGATCTACGCACTGGATCACGGGGGCATGCTGCGCGTGAAGCGACTCTATCGCCTGCCCTTGAACCGTATGCGCGTGGTCAGCGATAACCACATCGAGTATCCGGAAGAGGTCTACACTCTAGGGGACCCCGACGCCCCAAAAATTATCGGCCGTGTCTTCTGGTGGGAAGTGTTTGCCTGACGAAATCCTCTCGCGCACACCTAACCAGAGAGAGGTTCAAGAGGTAGATTCATGGTGCGACATTGGTGTCAGGGTCCCCCTGACATTTTGACATGGGGCACACTGAACAAAGCTGAAAGCTGCAATATAGTATTGATAGATAATAAAAACCCAACCAATTTGCATATAAATTTTAACCGTAAATTATTTACACTCAGGGACGACTATGATTAGCAAGGACAGAGCCGCATCTTTCTACAGCATGAAATTTAAGGCCGCAGTCACATCTCATACAAAAGCAGGGGAAACTCACCCTAAAGTTCCAGCCCCTTTTATTAAAAAGGCAATAACCATAATAGAAAAAGCAGCCCACAAAGACTACAAGCTAACAAAAAACTCCGAAGTATTTATAATAAAAGATATATGTATAAAGCCAAAATACATTCTAATGCTAGTCAGCTTCACTAGCGATAGCTACTCTGACCCTGCCTATCTGGACACTAGCAATAATAATAGAAATGAGATAAAGAAAAAGATAAGCGAGAAAATGGAATTTTCTTGCCACATTATGATCGCTAAGAAAATGGATAACGACAGCTGCAACATGCTTGTTGAGAAAGTCCCTGGATTCACTAAAGCTAAAATAAAGCTCTTTATCAACAGCATCCTTAGGAATTACAAACAGAATAAAGCCAATAGAAGTGAATTTGAATTCAACCATCCTGATGGATCATTAACAAAAAACAACAAACCGAGAAAATGTAGAATATCCTTAAGTGTAGATATTAATGGCTGCCCATCTGATCGGTTAATCAACGATTTAGAAAATGGAACTATTAAGGGATTAAAGCTGACCCATAGCACCAAGGAAACCCCTTGGGATAGCGATGGATATTTCGAGGAAAAAAACTCTTCAGTAAGTTTCAGAGTGAGCGCCCCGTCAGGTAGTCGTGTTCAAGCTATTAGAAATTTTGTGTCACAGACTCTGCCCAAGCGTGGCGACTTCAATTCTGCTAGGATACAATTTACTCCACCAGGTCAAACCACAGGTACTGAAAGTGCGTCACTAGACATCGATGCACAAGACCCTTTCAGTTGTGAATACTTCAACAAAACGATTAGTCTAAATTATTCTGCTCAACATACCTCCTATAGCGGCTTCATCAGTGAAATTATTGAAAGTATGGAAAAACACTTGAGGGTTGTATGATGATACTAAAAGTACTCACAAGACCTTTAGCTTACTTAAAAATATCACATCCACAAAAATGGATTGTTGATTGGCTACTTCCTATTCTTATAGCGATACTAATTACCGCCATAGTCATCACCGGAGATCAAAATTCAAAAGAGACGCTATTAATATCATTCTTAGAGGATTCACTGGCTCCAGTAGTAAGTATTCTACCAGGGTTCTATATTGCAGCACTTTCTGCCGTTGTAGTTTTTAATAGAAATGATATTGACTTGCATATGCCAGAACCTACTCCAAAAATTAAAACATCAGCAGGTTCTGTACTGCTTTTAACCAGAAGAAGATTTTTAGCTTTTACATTATCCTTTCTTACGGCCCAGTCTTTAATCACGCTGGTAGCTATAAGCCTATATCCGTCGGCAATATCGATTATCGAGACATTGCAAATCCCCAACTTAGTAAAATCACTCTCTCATATTTACTTCTTGCTAATTGTGTGTATGTTCTCTCAAATTATAGTCGTAACTTTTTTGTGCCTGTATTATCTAGGCGAAAGGTTATTACAGCCAGATCCCTAGCTAGCCTTTGAAGTGTTCGGCTTCGATCACACCGAACGAAACAACAAAAATACGCAGGCCACCGGAACTGAAAGGCTCTGCGGCGAGAATGCCAGCGGCTAACTTTTTCGCTCTCAGCCAGATCAACCCGCCCACGATGGCGGGTTTTTTTTACCCAGACACTAAAGATGTACTATTGGTACTTGACTAAAGCTGAACTAATGGTACATATTTATTCTGCATCGACACGGCACACCGCCATCGTCACCGAGTGGATTGGAGCAGCCCATGACAGACACAGCCCGCAAGCATCGCTCAGCCATCACCCTCGCTGTCATCGTCGGTGGCTTGGTCACGCTCGCCAGCCTCACTCAGCAAAACGATGGCACCCGCCAACTATCCGCCAGCGAAGCCGAATACTGCGAAATGACTGCCATGTGGCAAGAAGATGCCAAGGCCGGTTTCATCGAATCTCAGCGCCGCGGCTGGCCGGACTTCCACGGCAATGCCGCCAGCCTTTGCTCCCCTCAGATTACGCATGGTCAGCAGCTCGCCAGTCGCTGATCAGACCTCGCCCCACGGCCAGCAGGTGGTGCCAGTGGGATTGCGAGCATAACCACCCGCAGGTAAGGCGCCGGTTCCTCCCTTGCGCTAGCGGCCTTACCCCCGACACCTGGGCAAGTGGTGTGACAGCTGGAGAGACAGCGCTTATCAGAGGGCACCGGTGCAACCGATATCGCCTGATGAGCCCCGAACCTCCGGGCAATGCGGCTGCTCTTTAACAATTAGGCATGCCCAGCCCGCCCGTAGCGCTAGACACGCGAGAGGCCGCTGGGAGTACGCCGCCCAGGGCTGTCGAAATACTGGGAATGGTATGGGGCTTTGCCAATCGCAGAGCCCACCCGAGAGTGCAGTGGCAAGCCATCGCAAAGCGCGACCACTTCCCGATGCTCTTTCCCTGCAGTACCTGTGCTTCCCCGTCACGTCCCTGACGGGGCCTTTTGGCACTCCCCATTTTATCGTGTCTCTCGGCACACCTTGCCCACCTTAATCGGTGGGTCTTTTTGTGCTCACACGCCAGTCTCTTCTGGGGGCTGACCTGTGCGCTCAACCACTCAAGGAGGCCAGCATGGCCCGCGGCATCAACAAGGCGATCCTGATCGGCCATCTCGGCCAAGACCCAGAGGTGCGCTTCACCCCCAGCGGCTCAGCCGTGGCCAACCTCAGCATCGCCACCACTGACAAGTGGCGAGACAGGCAGACCGGCAACGTCCAGGAACGCACCGAATGGCATCGGGTGGTGCTGTTCAACAAGACCGCCGAGATCGCTCAGCAGTACCTCAAGAAAGGCGCTCAGGTGTACATCGAAGGACGCTTGCAGACGCGCAAGTGGACGGACCAGCAAGGCATCGAACGCTACAGCACCGAGATCGTCGCCAATGACATGCAGATGCTCGGCGGTTCCGGTGGCGGCCAGCCATCCCAGACACAGCGTCCGCCAGCTCAGCAGGGCTATCAGCAGCTACCCCAGCAGCAAGGCGGCTACCAGCACCCGGCGCCCGCCAGCACGCATCACGGTGTAGGTCAGCCATCTGCAGGCCAACAACAGACGAACAACTTCGGGGCTCCGCCAGCCGGCAGCTTCGATGACTTTGATGACGAGATCCCGTTCTAGGGAATGACCATGATTCACCCGCTACTCATCGCCGCCACATGCCTGGCGGCTTTCTTTTGCCTGCTCGCCGGTGGCTGGCTCGACACACTGCTCACCAAGGATGACTGACATGACCCGCGATCAACTGATGGAAAGCCTGCTGCGCCTCCCCCACCCGTGGCCACGACCCGAGACGGAATGCAGCCTCCCGACCGATAACGGCCACGGCGATCTCGAGGGTTGGATCAAGGGCCCGACCAACAACGAATGGCATTACGCATGGATAGGTGTCCATGAGCGCCGCATTGTCATTACGCGGGAACAATGGGAAGAGGCGCTGCTGGCACACGTCCAACACCTCGAGCGGCCAGTCAGCGATGCGGTCGCAATCACCTCAGCAGATGAAGTCGATCCAAGCGACTGGAATGGCGAGGGCCTGCCGCCGGTGGGTGCTGTGGTAAAGCTGGTGCTAACTACTCATGACCGGGTGAGCGAGGAAGACGTCAGACGCGACGGGAAGGCAGTCGAGGTGATTGTCCACCTCAATCGCGGGCTTGCCGTGTGTATTTGCCGCGAACTATGGGAAACGAAAGATGGCGGCTGGTGGGTGTCAGCGTTCAACGATCTTCAATTCCGCCCCATCCGCAGCGAGCGTGAGACGGCCATTGAGGACATGAAGCAGATAACCAAGGCCGCGGCTGACTCTCATAAGTGCGAGCTGCACGGGGCACTGTCAGAAGAGTACCTGTTGGGCGCGCTCTACGACGCTGGCCATCGCAAGGTGAAGCCATGAGCTTCCCCGACACCTATCAGCTACCGGACAACCACCGCCTCGCTGTGCATCTGCTCAGCAACGTGGTCTGCCCTACCCCGGTCAGCCACATCATCAAGGCGCTGCAGCAAGCAGCATGAATGTGAGGAGTCTATGCGTCAGGTATTGCAAGCATCGTGGGAGCCGCCAGCGCATGGGCCATGCCCGCAATGTGGTGGAAGTGGCACATTCCAGGGCGTCTTCCATCGTTCGCCCTGTGCTCACTGCCACGGCACCGGGTACGCGGCTGACGATGGTGAAGCACTGCCATTAGAAGACCTGATCATAATGATCAGCCGGCGTCGCGATCACTGGCGCCGCAAGTACGCATTGATGATGCAGATGCCCGGTGTGCAAGACGCGGTGGCCAATCATGCCGCCGCGCAAGAAGAGCAGGCCCTGGGCTACAGCTCGGGCCGTTATCAAGGTGACTAGACAGGAGATGACCATGACAGACATAGCCACTAACCAGCCGCTGCGCTTCCTCCGCACCCGAGAAGTCTGCGAGAAGATAGGCCGCAGCCGCTCATCACTCGAGAAGCTGCTGGTAAAAGACCCCAACTTCCCGCGCCCCATCAAAGATGGCATTGGTCGGGCATCGACCAACTACTGGTACGAGCATGAGGTTGAAGCATGGATGAGCCAATGGGCTATGCAGTTACGTCCCGCTGACGACGCTTGAACTTGTCCCGCTTGGCCTTGGTCATGCCGACTTCCAGTGCCTCAAGGTAGTCGGCATACCACTGCATCATCTTCCGCCTCTGCTCAAGGTACGAGGCCTGGTTGTACACGCCCTCCAACCCGATCGGCTTGTGCGCAAGCTGCATCTCCGTCCACTGTAACGGCCAGCCATGCTCACTCAGCAGCGTCTTGGCCGTGTGGCGGGCTCCATGCCCCGTCATCCTCTCCTTATACCCTGCATTCGAGAAGCAGCGATTGATCGCAGCATCCGACAGGACAGGTAGCTTTGCTCCCTCCCCAGTGAATACATACCTCGATCGTCCAGAAAGAGGACGCATCTCTTCAAGCGCTTGCAGTGCTTGACGGCAAAGTGGCACGACATGATCGCGGCGCATCTTCATCTTCTCCGCGGGGATGTGCCACGACTTGCCCTTGATCTCGCTCCATTCCATCCATCGCACCATGCCTGGCCGCGATGCCGTCCACACGACCATCCAAGCAGCCAAGCGAGTAGACCGGCGGCTAGTCGTCATACGCAGCGCACGGAGAAAGTCTGGTAGATCTTCTTCCAGTAGATGAGGACGAGGCTTGGAGACTGGTGCCGGCGCCGCAACGTCCAGCAGGTTCGAAGCTGGGTTGTTCTCGCAATAGCCGTGAGCAATGGCGAAGTCGAAGATCCGGCGCAGAAAAGCCCGGGACTTCTCGGCAATATTGAAAGCCTTGCGGGCCTCAATGCCTTTCTGAACGCGCACGCAGTCAGCCCGTGACACATCAGCAACTGCCATATCTCCCAGTGCAGGCAACGCATCATTATCGAGCCAATGCCTCATCTTGGTCAGCGTCTTGGCCGATCTCCCCTGCATCTGCTTGTGCTCGTACCACTGCTCCGCGACAACCCCAAAGGTCCGGACACCACCGCCCCCTCTAAGGTGCTCCCGGGGATCAATGCCGTCGGCTACCAGCTCGGCAATCTGGATAGCTTGAGCTCGCGCTTTCTTGGCCTTGGTGTCCGGGTAACCCCCTACTCCCATGAACGACCACTTTTGCGTGATCGGGTGTTTGTAGCGAACCTCCCAGCGCTTGCGGCCAGTTGGCGATACGACGAAGTAGAGACGGTCCAGGCCATAGGACTCGCGATACTCACGCGCTTCTGGCTCGAGGGTAGACAACACGGTGTCTGCAAGCGGTCGCCGCTTGATAGCATCACGCTTCATGTATGGTGCCCATGTATGGTGGAACCTCACCATACACCACACCAT